TGGTTCAAGTTATCAGCTTATAAACCACACCAAGACTAACATACAATGAGTTGATTTCAGATGTTTGGCGTTTTAGCAATATCGGAAGATAGTATCTCTACACAGGGCTTTGTTAAACTTGGAGTTCAAGAATTATCATCGGCGTTTACACAAACAACACCCGCAATAAAAAAGGTTGCTTCTGCCAATAACCAGTTATCAACAAATTTTACATTTGAAGCAGACCCTAGTGGTATGGCTTTGGGTACGGTTCAGGCAAGTTCTTCATTTACTCAAGAAACTGTTCAAACGTTACTCAACGTCAGTCCTGTTAATTACAACTCTAGTTTTACAAGCACTATCAATTCAATTAAAGAAGTGGCGGCGGCTAGTGAGATGTCTGCATCCTTTACGCAGACCACACCGCAGAACTTTACAGCAAGTGCAGGATTTGAACCTAGCTTTGCCTTTACACAAAACCTGTCTGCGGTAAAGACAGTCAGTGCGCTGTCTGCACACAGGGCGATAGTGGAACAAACTACAGCATCGTCTGTTACCCGCTTCTCATCTGGTGATTTGTCGTTCTCATTTACGAGTACACAGATTGGCAACAAGATGAAAGACGCCAATCTTGGCACACTAACATTTACATTTAGTCAAGATACATTTGGAGATAACTTGTACGAGGACTGGGCTGACCTAGTTCCTTCAGCCACGGAAAACTGGTCAACAACCAGCAGAGGAACAGGCACATGGACACCACGTTCTTCCGTTTCCAACGCAACTTGGGTGGACCCTGTAAGATAGTTAAGCCGCCAATACCAAGACTATGATATATTATATTAAGTCGAGAAAGAGGATAAAATGCCGTCAACCTACACCAATCTAGGAATTGAAAAACAAGGGTCGGGTGAAAACGCCAACTCTTGGGGTGATATTACCAATACTAATTTTGATATCATTGACGAGGCAATGGCAGAAATTTACACAATTTCTTCTAGTGCTACGTCACAAACTGTTTCCGCACCAACCGATGGCACATCTGGTCAAGAAGAGAGATACGCAACGTATAGATATACTGGTTCACCATCTGGTGCGGTTACCGTTACCTTGCCATCATCTGTTAAAAAAATAATTAACATTATCAATGGATACTCTCAGAACATCACATTTCAAGTTGGCAATGGCGCAACAACAACGACAGTATTTGCAAACTCCTCTGGCATTATACACACTGACGGCGTTAACAGTGTTTACTCCCTGTCTGAGGGGTCCGCTAATCAGCTTAGACACAACGGTGTAACAAAAGCAGAGGCCGTATCAGGTGGAGTGGATGTAACTGGTATACTCAATGTCTCATCCAACATAGTTGGTTCTGGAACTCTAGCGGCTGGCAACACAACAATTACAGGCACAACTGATATAACTGGTGACCTTGATGTAGACAACATTAACATCAATGGTAATTCAATTACATCTACAGATACAAACGGAAACATCAATCTAACACCAAACGGAACTGGTTCTGTTGTTATTGACGGACTGTCATTTCCTCAAGCAGATGGAACCGCTAATCAAGTTTTAACAACAAACGGCTCTGGGCAAATATCATTTGCTAACGCATCATCGTCCTTAGGTGCGTCTCTAAGTCTAGTTAATGCTGGCTCCGCTTGGACGATAACAGTGGACTCTAGCAACAACTTAGTCTTTTCATACGGCGGCACGGGAGTGGCAAAGATAGCAACTAACGGTCACATAACATCTGTTGATAACGTAACAGCATTTGGAACTATCTAATCATGACACTACAAACATCAGGCGCAATATCACTCGCTGACATAGCGGCTGAGTATGGTGGTACTGCACCGCACAGCATATCGGAATACTATTTAGGTGTTGGTGCGCCATCTACAGTGACAGAACAAGTCACAGCGAGTTCTCTGGCGGGAAGTGTTTCGGATATTCGTGGAGACTATTGGGGTACTCCAGCTACCTTGAATAGCGGAAACTATCTTTATGTTCACAATAGATGGGCTGATAACGGCGGGGTGGGTTCAGGCAATACATCTTGGGTAATTGATAAAACTGGAACTTACAACTATGCAACTTCTTATTATATCCAAAATGGATACAATAGGGCGCAATACACATGGAATGTAAAGGCAGGAGATACTGGTAGTTACTCTCAATATACACAATACTATACACCCTACACCGTAAATGCGAGTGTTGGTGTTAGCGGTACAATACCATTGAATGCTGGTGACAGAGTCCAGTGTGTTGTGTCTTGGCCTTCCGCTGGTTGGGCCAGTTCAAGTGTTCAGTTTTATGGAAACGCCGGAAGCACAAGCATAGATGTAGCCGCCAACTCTTCTTTGCCTTCATCTGGAACAATAGGACTTAATCAATTTTATGGTGGAAGGGCTTCTTAATGCCACTAGCTACTTTAAAATTTATGCCGGGAATCGTAAAAGATGACACTAGCTATTCATCAGAGGGTAGGTGGATTGACTCTGATAAAATACGATTCTGGAACGGCAAGGCGGAAAAAATTAAGGGGTGGCAAAAGTTAACACAAAACCAGTTCTCTGGCTCTTGTCGTGGTCTTGTGCAGTGGAGAGACAACGATGGCAACGCCCTCATGGCTGTCGGTACACATACACATTTATATATACTTAAGGGTGGTGTGTTGTATGATGTCACTCCAGTCGTCTCGTCAGGCAATCTTAGTAATGCATTTAGTGTAACTAATGGTTCTGCTACCGTAACAGTAGCATCATCCGCACATGGCATGGTGGATGGAAATAGAATTATTCTTGGGGCGGCAAACTTCAACGGTATATCTTGGGCGGCTGGCACAGAGTTTACGATTACTTTTATTAATACGAACTCGTTTAGTATTACAGCCTCTGGCAACGCCACATCAACAGGTTCCTCTGTAGGCGGCACGGTATCGTTTCAGTACCTTTTAAATCCCGGTCAATCTGATTCTGTATTTGATTACGGTTGGGGTGTCGGAACTTGGAACACTGCAAGAAACGGTGGTGGATGGAATGTGCCAGCAAATACCACAGGTCTTGAGGTTGATGCAAGAACTTGGTCGTTTGATATATTCGGTGAAGATTTGGTAGCTTCCGTTATCGGTCATCCGCTTATGACATGGGATGCTTCTGCTGGTGTTGGAACAAGAGCCACACAAATAACAGACTCATCCACAGGCGATAGTGAAACACCAAACACATCAAGAAGCGTTATCGTTTCCACACCAGATAGACATTTAGTTTCTCTTGGTGCAGATGACCCACTGACAGTTAAGTTTGCCAGTCAAGAAACAACGGGAACGTGGACAGCCGCCGCGACAAATACTGCGGGTTCACAAAGGTTGACTGGTGGCTCTAAGATTATTGGTGCAAGAAGAACTCGCGGTCAGATACTGATTTGGACTGACACAAGTCTGCACTCTATGACATTTCGTGGGCCACCGTATACATTTGGCTTTCGTGAATTAGCCACGGGATGTGGGCTTGGTGGACCGCTTGCTTCTGTAGAAGTAGGCGGTATTGTTTATTGGATGGGTATTAACCAGTTCTTCGCCTTTGACGGAACGGTTAGACCACTTATTGGTCCAGTAAACAATTTTGTTTTTGAAGACCTCAATCCTATTCAAGTAGAAAAGGTAGCGGCAGGACTAGACAAGGAACATAGTGAAGTTTTTTGGTTCTATCCAGATGCCTCTAATAACGAGAACAATAGATATGTTAAATATAATTATCGTGAGAATGTCTGGGATGTCGGGACAATGGACAGAACGGCATGGACAGACGCATCAACATTCCCAAACAATACAGGTGCCGCAACTAACGGATATCTATACTCACATGAAATCGGTGAGGATGCAGATGGCGCGGCTATGCAGTCTTATATTGAGTCGGCAGACATGGACATTGGGGACGGCCAAGAGGTTATGTTCGTCACTCGCGCACTGCCTGACATTGAAACAAGCGGAACGGTTGACGTTACCTTCAAAACAAGAAAAGACGCTATGTCCAGTTTTACAACTAAAGGACCATTTCCAGTCACCTCAGCTACGGAAAGAATTAATCCAAGGTTGCGAGGAAGGCAGATGTCTATCAAGGCAGAAAGTAACTCAATCGGCACGGGTTGGCGTCTTGGCTTTACAAGAGTCGATATGCAAGCAGATGGTGAGAGATAATGGCTACGCTACCCAGACCGACTGAAGACTTAAGATACTGGGGTGACGTTCTCATAGATGAACTTGAGAACGAGATAGAGAAGATTAATCAAGCGGCTAACACGGGTGACCCAGATGTTAGCTTTGCTGTAAGTAACTTTACTCAAGATAAAGATTTGAACGCTGGCACTGCAACAACTGCGGACGTTGCTAACGTACTGGCTACGGTAATACAAGCACTTAGAAACAAAGGGATACTAGCGTAATGTGTAAAGACTTAGGTGGCCCAGAAAGCGGCACCGCACAACAAGCCGTGGATGACGCCAATGCAAATATGAAAACCCCCTTTAGTTCTGGTTTTGATGAAGGTCAAGCTGATGTTACTTTCGACACCATCAGAGGCGGTGGTAACGTAAACTTCACAGCAGGTTCAGCGGACAGCGGATTTAGTGAAGACAGCTACAGAGGTCCAAATAGAAGTGTAACATCTAATCGTTTTAACGAAGGGGTAAAAAATATTTTTGGTGACGAAGGTGCTGATACATTTGCCCCCGGTTCTGCCTACAACAAGTTTAGAGAAAACTTTGACAATACCCTCATGACAAAAATTGGTGGCGGTATTGCCAAGGCTATGAATTACACACCAATGGGATTTATTTCTACCAAACTTGGCTTGAGGGAAGAATCACGATACGACCCACTTGGTGATATATTTACATATTCCGCAGACAACCCTGACAAAGTTACGCTTGGCGAAGACGGTTTAAGTCTTGAGATAGACACTGGTAAGGGAACCTTAACAACAAATAAATTCGGAGTGACAACTTACACTGGCAGTCCAGATGCTGATTACGAGGGGCCGTTTTCCAATTTGGTTAACCCACCAAAGAATGATGATGGTGATGATAGTGGTCAACAAGGTAGGGGTCAGACACCTTTAGACCCATGCCCAGCAGGATTTAAGTTTAATTCACAAACCAATTCTTGTGAACCTGTTGCATCAACTGGTGACCAGACAATAGGAGATTCTTTCGTTCGTAGTACACCATCAATGCCTAGTGACCTTAGTAGGTACGGACGAGATGGACTTGGTGAGTTTAGATTTTTTGAACAGATGCCCGGTATTATAAAGGCAAAAGATGGCATACCTCGTGGAAAGCATGGAGAGGTTATTGGTGCTGGCGGTCCTAAAGACGACTTAGTTGGACCCTTTATGTTATCAAGTCAGGAGTATGTAGAGCCGTATGAACGAGTTCTTGATGAGGGCAATGGTAGTTATGAACGGGGTATCAAGGTTCTGGAAAAGAAACGCATGAAAGCACTTAGGAAATACAGTGACAGAGTTAAATCTGAGGAACGCAACAGAGCGTGATGAAGAAGTTATTCTGTCTTTATTGATGGATATGCACAAAGAGTCAGGTTTAGGTTCGGTCAATAAAGACAGGGTAAACAAAGCAATACGGCACTGCCGTGAGTTAGGGTGTATACTTATTGCAGAGGTACAAGGTGTACCAAAAGCTGTTTTAGGATTACGACCTGACCGCTTCTGGTGGTCTGATGACTTTGGGTTGTTTGACCAATTTACATATGTAGCACCAGAGGCAAGAAAAACGAGGGCAATATTTAAAATGGTAGATGCCGCTAGAAGTATGGCAAAGCAAGCTGGTATCCCACTTGTCATAGCAAACTTTGGGGTGGTGGATACCAAAGCAAAATCAAGACTTTACAAAACTTTTGGTAAAGAACTTGGTGTAACAGTAATAACAGGGGAAACAAGTCACTTCTTGTGGAGATAAGTAATGGGTTCATTTTGTAAGTCAGGCACCAAAACAAATACACAAACAACAGATATACCTGATTATATTAAAACGCCACTCAAGGATAATCTTGCGAAGGCGGCTGATTTAGTCAAGCAAGAATATATACCTTACGGCGGTGACCGCATTCAGGATTTTTCACAAGACCAACTGGATGCTTTCCAACAAATTAGGGACCGTGTTGGTACAGGTCAAGCGGACTTAGATGCCGCTATGGCTGGTATCAAATCTCTTTCTCCAACACAGGCACAACAAACACAAGCTAGACAATTTGACGCCCAAACAGCCCAAGACTACATGAACCCATACACACAACAGGTCTTGGATGTGGCTCGTCAACGTGCGTTTGAAGCGGAAGATATAGCCGCACAAAAGCGTGCCGCTAATCAAGTTGCGGCAGGTGCGTTTGGTGATAATTCGCGTAGATTTATTGAGAACACTGAAGCACAGTCAAATCTACAAGACCGTATGGCGGCAATGGAAGCTGACCAGTTGGCAAAAGCATACGGGGCGGCACAGCAAGCGTACAAAACTGACGCAACCCTAGACATGCAGTCACAACTTGCCAATCAAAGGGCGGGACTTCAGGCTGACCAGTTAAACACACAGCAAGCATTAGGTGCCGCACAGGGAATAGCTGGTCTGGTTAATCAAGGTCAGGGGCTAACATTTGACCAAGCCAATGCCCTCATGCAGATTGGCGGTCAACAACAACAAATGGGTCAGGCTGGTCTGGACCTTGCCTATTCTGACTTCCAACAACAGCAAGCATACCCCTACCAACAGATTGGCTTTATGGCTGATTTACTTCAAGGTGCGCCTATGGGTACGGTCACTACAATGACACAACCCACACCATCTCCGTTCCAGTCCGCTTTAGGTCTTGGTCTTACTGGTCTTGGCATCTATGGGTCAGGCGGTGGATTTACCCCCGGCGGATTTTCAATGGCTAACTTATATAATCAATAGAGAACGATATGATTAATCCAGCACAATATACAAAAGTACTGCAAGGCGCATCGGACGAACAGCTTATGGCTATGTTAAAACGTCCAGATAAAATACCTTCACAGTTCATTGTTGCTGAAATTAATCGGCGGCAAGCCATGAGACAAGCGGCGCAAGCACAAGAAAGACAGATGGCAAAAATGCAACAGCAACCCGTGATGCCTCAAGCACCGCAACAGATGGCACCTATGGGAAAACAACAGCCGCAACGACCACCTCAACAACCCGTTGGTATGAGGGTTGGAGGTGACCCTAGTAGGGTCGCAGACATAATTCGTAACAGGCCATATTATCAAGATTTACTTGACAGAACTGTCCAAAGAAGGGGTCCACAGTTCCTAGATGATGGGTTTACAATAGACCCAGATAGCATAAGACAAGATGACTATACTGGATTGCGGAAACAAATTCCTTACATACGTCCAACATCTCCAATTAATAGGGGTGACATACGCAGTTTAGCTATACCAGTGTCTTTGAATGAGGGGCAAACAAGTGACACGTTATCAGGAATGTCAGAGGGTCTTAATAACCCCGGAATGAATGAAGGTCAGCCTTCAAATACAAAACCTATTGTCGATAGTGATAGTAGGTTTGATGGTCCAAAAACCATTGACCAGAAAATAAATGATGGGTTTGAAAGTTTTGAGGGAGATTTAGAATCAACAAAAGAAGGAATAAAGTCTAGTGGCTCGGATGTGACGGCGGCAGAGATAGATAAATCAGGCATGGAAAGCGATAAGATTACCATAGGCAAAACAACTGACGAGACCGATACCTCAGAACTAGAGAAGGGTATTAGAGATAAGGTAACTGTAGACTTAGGGAAAAGCCAAACCTCTTTGTTTAAAGAGGTGTTTGAAGCTAATCAGGCTGACAGAAAGTCATTAGCTGAAGCACAAGCAATACTTTCGGACAACCAAAGAAAACGACTATCTGGTCTTCAAGAAGACTTTGACAAAGTAACTGGTGCTATGGAAAAACTGGCAGAGGCATACGACAAAAATTCTACAACACCAGAGAATAGATTTTTTCGTTCCTTGACTGATATGGGCGTTGATTTGCTGGCAAGCCCTGAAGCCAACTTCATGCAAGCATTAGGCAAGTCCGCAAAGAAGGGGCTTGAAACATGGGACACCTTAAGTAAAGAAGCAAAGGACAACGTACTGAAGAAGTATACGGCTGGCGTAACCCTTGCACAAACAAGGGCAGACCTATCGTCTAAGATTACTGCGGCGGCAGACGCTATAGATAAAGGTGATGTTAATGCACTAAACACTATTCTAACGGGTCGCATAGCAGATAGAAAGGGATTGATAGATGCTGGCGCACAGGATAAGGGCTTTAGCTTAAAAGGAACTGGACTTGAACTACAGCAAAGAGGTCAAGATATATCTGCGGGCGCACAGCTTGCTGGCATTAGACAGGGTGACACACGAATTAAATCACAAGAGGAGATTGCCCAAGGACAAATCGCTTCAAGGCAAGCAGAGGGCGATGCCAACAGGAGTGTACAGCTAGGGACCGCACAGGCACAGCTTGACCAAGGCGCAGATATTGCCAATCAGAGGGATGAAAGAGCAAAACAAGGTCAGCTTATTCAAGTTGAAGGTCTTGAACTACAGTCACTAAATAACTGGGCAAGTCAGCTTAACGCAGATGAACGCAATCGTATAGCCAATATCACAGCCAACAAGCCACCAGCGGCTGTTGCATATCTTGAACATCTTGTTTCTAACAAAACAAAGTATGGCCTTGATGACAGCGACATAACTGACTTTATTACTGGCGCAAACAAAGGCACATCTGGTTCTATGGCAAGCATACTGACAACAGTCAGAACATATGCCAAGACAGACTTTGAACAGCAAACTCCAATTCCGGGGGTAGAACCAGCAAATGACGGGCAGTATTCGTTGGCTCAATACGATGCGTATCACCGCCGTAATCTGTTAGGTATGTTTGGTTTGGGTGGTGACCAAAGTTTATCATCCCAATCTAATGCAGACCCTTTAGGACTTAAGACTAAGGATAAATAAATGTCTATTATTGATGGACTGCGTTCTCAGTTTCCTATGTATGATGACCTTTC